GCTGTCGCGTTAGAACCATTGAGTGTAAGAACGGTGTCACCACTTACAAGGGTAGTGTTACCATAAGTTACATTTTCCTCAAGAATCAGAATTTCACCGTTGATGAACTCTGTACTCTCACCATCAAGAGCACCATCCTTATACTTAACAAATACTGTAATTTCCTCTACACCTTCATCTGGTGGAAGAAGATAACCTCTAACTCTACCTGTAGCACCAGAAGTCTGACCTTTTACCTTTGTACCTTTTCCACTAGTAAGAGCATCCAGATAAACCGTTACATCAATGCCAAGATGTGTTGGGTTTACTTTAACAGTGGTAAAGACATTATCACAAGTGATTCCACCAGGAATCACCATAGAACCCTCTTTGAACATGTGAGATCCAAAGGATTCTATCTGGTTCTGTAGAATTGACTGAAGACCAGTTAATTCTCTTGCTTGAACTGGGAATCCAGGTTTAAATAAAACCTTATAGAAGTTGTCGTCCTTATCAAAATCATCATAATAAGGGCTTACGTTGAGGTTAGTCTTCTGTGGCATTTTTTAGAATTCCAGTATAATTTTTAAGTCTTCTTTTTGACGTGCGTTCCTAGCAATGGATGCTCTGTTGTCCAGGTAAATTGTATCCCCGGAACCTTTATTTATTTCAGGTGCCGCCATGCCTTGAACGAAGTTAACGCCAAGGTTAATTAATTTGGTTCCTGTTGGATTTGTGGTGATACCAGAGAATCCAGTATCAATAGAACCCGTGAAACCAGAAGTCTGACCTGTGATTGCGTTGCTGCTTGCTTCAAAAGCGTATGGTCTTCCGTTGGTAGAAATACCAACATAGTCCTGATGATTTAGTGTTGTACCGTTAAAGAACAAAGATCTGTCTTGAAAATATTTTAAGACTTTTGTTTCTTCATCGTAAGAAGCAACATAACCATATGCCTTCGCATTATTGGCAAGAGTCTGTTCAATGACTTCTCCTACTTGAGGAACACCAGTAACACCATTAGCACTTGTATTAAACTTGAATGATGAAAGACCACTAAAGGTATTATCAGAATAAATGTTATCAGTTCCAACTGCAGTTGGATTCTTTACAATACTAACTTGAGCAAAACTAGTATCAATTGGGAAATCTTTTGTAGAATCGTCAAATCTTGCGTAAACAAGAACTTTATCTGTTCCCAACTCAGTGTAAACATCATATCCATGTCCCTTTGATGGTGGGATAATTGGAATCAAATGTGCTGAAGTTCCAGTGGTACTTGAGTTAATTGAACCCAAATCTACTAGGGCATAACTGTAATCCTTGCCGCCTGAGGTGACAACAGTATTCGTAATCTTGCCACCTTCAACGTCAATTCTGACTTTACCGCCAGTACCATCACCAATCAGATTTACTTCCTGATTGAGTCCGTTGGCATAGTTAGCACCAGATTCTTGAATATATACCGTCTTGATTTGATTTTCGTTAATAGAAGAGTCCGCTGCTTCTCTAACTGCTCTAATTTGAGCATCAGTGGTTGTTTCCCATTGGTTGGGAACGGTTATATATTCTGTTGAATCGAATTTGATAATATCACTTGGACTAATCGTGAAGAGATACTTCCAAATATATCCATCACCACTATCACCTGCCCTAGAAGGTTCTAAGTCAGTGAATGTTGGTTGGTCTTGAGATACATTACCTTTTACGTTTGTACCACTAGAACCATTTTCAATACAAATATAAACCCTGTAATCAGAGTTCATTACATAGTAATTCGCATCATATAATCTAGAAGCATTTGTAATCGGTGAAGGATTCAATATACTGTAATCATCACGATACATCTCATACCTAGAACCAGCAACCCAATCAATCCTTCTTACAAGTCTTCTGACATTTGAAGAAGTGATTTTTTTGCCATAAAGAACCGTATCACCATAGTGTTTATGGTAAGTAAGGTTATCAATGGGAGCAGGAGGATTGGTGTTCCAAGTCACATTCCTTCCAAATCCAGTAATGATTGGGTTAGGAAGACCTACCGTAATATAATATGAGTTAGAAGAATTTTCTACTGACTCAACAAAATTACTGGCATTCAGAATTCTAAATTGATCAGTAACAAGTGCGGACATTGTTATCTTTTTTTATGTATTTATAGGGGATCACCCACCATAGAATGGTAAAATATTATCTACGTAAAGATCGCTGGAAGATCTTGGTTTTCTAGAGAGAACCGCACCTGTATTAATTTCACCAAAGTCACCTCTTCTCTGGATAGTTGGGTGAGTGCTTAATCCAGAGTTGTATGTAAATCCAGTAACGCCGATTGCGATTGGATTGACTCTATCACTGAAGTTATAAATTCTACCCCAGGAGAGTCTTCCCAGAGATGTTGTGAGTCCTGCTTGTGTCTGATCAAAGTTGCCAGTTTGTGCGATTCCTGTAAGAGTACTACCACTGTGTACATTACAAATTACTTCACCGTTAGCAGCAAGACTACTAACACTATCAACAATGTAGATATTATCAAGGAATGATGTTCCAATTGAAACAACATCATTGTCAGAACTATAGATAGAAGTTACTCCACTGCCAACCTTAGTGTCTGAGATAACGATTGGGTATCCAGCAACCAAAGTTCCTGTAGCATTACCATTTTGGAGTTTACCGAGAGTGGTGTAATCCTTCAGAGAATTGTACATGAATTTAATTGCTGTCTCACCGTTAGAACCAGTTGCTGTAGCAATTCCAGTAATGATTCCAGTGAATCCCTGAACGTTGGCAATATTGAATATTGATTGTGTAGTAGCAGAAGGAACCTCAATAATTGTATTTGGTGGATTAGTTGAGGTGTAACCAAATCCCGCGTTTGTTAAGGTGACGGAAGAAATTGTTCCTCCAGCAGAAACGGTTGCTGTTGCTGTAGCAGTAGTTCCAACACCAACACCAACTGACTTGGGAGCAGCAAATGCGATTGAAAGTGTAGAACCAGTATATCCAGCACCTGGATTAGTAATTGTGAGAGAATCAACTATTCCCAATCCGTTAACTGTCGCAGTGAATGCTGCGGAGACTGGTTCATCACCAGTTACAATAAACGCATCACATCTAAATGTGCTCTGCTTATAATCATATTGAATTTCATCATAATCAAAGAATTGTGCGTTATCGACAAAGATTTCTGTAGAATCTGTGTTGATATCCCCAATAATCTTTGCTGTTGGGAAGATAAGAGGTTCAATGTTGTTTCTGGTTTTGTAAACAACATCACCATTAATGAACTTATCTTTCTTCTGCTTAATCCAATCAAATGGTTTGAAGGTAGAAGAGTTGATACCTGGACCAGTATACGTTGGAGTTTCCAGTGTATCTGAACCAAGAAGTTCAGTCAGAGTTCTATTAGTTAATTGATCTACAGTGCTCTGGAAGAGTGGATGCTTTTTAATGAATACATCGTCACCAACCTTTAAAGTTTCTGTAACAGTTGTAATACCAACATCAACTCCATCTTGACCAAGATAGAAGAAGATATCAACTTTATCATTAGTTTTAGGAGCAGTAGTAAATGTGAATGAAGTACCGCCAGTAAAGTTATAAGAATATCCAGGTCTCTGGAGAACTCCGTTGATAAAGATAACCAGAACAGCATCGAGGTCAATTGCGCTAGAAAGATCACTTGCTGGATCAAGTTCAAAACTTAACAAGTCATTTTCGTAATATAGTGGGAATCTGGTTCTAATTCCATCTTGATATCCAGCAATGCTATCAATGTAGTCCATTTCACCGAACGACCAAGCAGAGAAGAAGTCATTGAATACTTCAGTAACTTCAAGTTGGAAAGGAGCAAGAGGTTCAGTGAGATGAGCAGCAGTAACAAGACCAGATACTGTCAGGACATCACCAATTTGGAAAGAATATCCATTTCTAACAACCTTAAATGTGTCAATATTAAACAGTGTTGCACCAGTTCCGACAATGTGTTCGGTACCAGCAGCACCAACAGTCAGATTTAATAAGAGATTTTCTCCAGTTACTGTGGTGGTTCCAATACCAAGTCTTGAAACACCAGTGACCTCCATATTTTCATAATTTGGTTCTGGAATAACCAGTCTTGGATTGACATAATCTTGTCCAGCAGCGTCGATGCTGAACGACAGACTACCACCAACACCAACTTGTGCTGATACTTGGGCACCATATCCACCACCGCCACCTTTACCAACATTAACGGTAATTGTATTTGAAGTAACTGCCGTAATTGCTGTACTGATACCTGAAATAGGATCAGTGCTACGTGGATAAGATTGTTCCGTGAAGAATTGGTCATCAGAACATCTGAAGAACAAACTGTTATTAGCAATCTGAATGGTGTCAGATGTGGTCAAGGTGTGAGAACCAATCGTCAGAACCATTACTCCACTATGAGGAGTGTATTGTGCTGCTGTTGGA